CCGCCAAACTACCAATAGTAAAAGCAGGATCATTGTACAATTTAGAATACTGAAACGTAAGAGAATCAACAGAAAGATTCTTCAAAGTAGCCGAGGTTGCATAACCATACGAAAGAAACGCCAAATCATTCGAAAGAGACAAATCCTTGGAGCCAAAATCAGACAAGATATTGTCTTCCAAGACACCATCAAGCAAAGCAATATCATCAGAACTCGAGATTCCGCGCAAGCTCTCAAAACAAGTCACGCCTTTCTGCGCAGTATAGCGATAACCAGCATCACCATAAGAACCTGCAAACGTAGTAGGTAAACCAAGATAGTCACCGAGACTACCTGTTTTAGCCATCGAATTAAAAGAAGTACCTTCCGAGAACAACAAATAAGGAGGAATAAGATCTTCCTTTGTCTTTCCATAAAAATCCGCAAAATCCTTCCAAAGGTTACGATTACGCACATAAAAGAAATGCATACGCGCACGCATACGTGTCTGAACAGGAAACGCCGTAGGCATGAACTCCAAAGCAAACGTAGGTTTAGCCTTGAAAGTAAAGCCAGGGATCACATCCTGTACCAAACAGGGATACAAAACACCAAATTTACCCGATAAATTGTTCTGAAACGAAAGAGGAAACGTATTACGCTTCGGGTGATTATTAACCTCATTCGTCCTTGAAAAAACACCTGCCATAACTATGGATTTAAGTGAAAATTAACTCGTGCAGAATCTGCACTCTGATTAGTCTCCTGCGAATTTCCCTGAGTGCTGTTTGTATTGTCCCTCTGAACCTGAATCGTAATCGAACAGGCTGAAATAATAGCAATCAACATCAAGACAACAACAAGAAATTTTTGTTTTGTACTCATAGACATAAAATTTTAAATCGGGCGCAATATACAAAAAAACTCCGAAACTTCCAAACGCGAACGGAATAAATGGTATAAACGCCTACGGTGCAAGGCGTTCCGCCTTACAAACCTGACCAAGGGGGAACCCCTTGGAACCCCAGGTGTTTAAGCGAGGCAAGGCAAAGCCTTGCTTTTGTCCGCAGGGACCTACAGTGGTATCACGAGACGCACGTCTCCGGGCGAAACCGTGGTGACGTCTCCATGTCCTGATGTACACAGGTGTATATCGGGGAGCCCCCCGATACCCCCTTTCCGGATGGAAGGCGAGTCAGAAAGGCAAAAGGGTGTCATCACGATACTCAATTTTAAAAATGAAATACGGATTACGTTTGCCAAACTCACGACAGAAACGCGTCAACAAGCGAGCTGACCAATTGGAGGGAACTGCCAAATTCAACAGTTCCTCTCCTGACTGTAAAGCAATAACCAACCTCATAAACTTAAAAGGTCACTATACATTTGCTCCGTCAATTCAATTTCACTCTGTACAGACTCCTTCCAAAAATCATCAGGAAGATCATCCAAACTACGTCGACGAGTAACAATACTAAGATACAACGCTCTACGCAATATTCGACACTCCAAAAAAGAACCCGTCAAACGAACCTTTTGATTAAACTTCTGAACTCTCATAACAATTAACTTTTTAATTACACTACAAAGATAGTGATTTTAATCAAAAGCATATGTTAAACAAATGCTAAAGTATTGTTAAAGCTTTAATTTTCGCCGAGCTTCCTCACGTTTTCGCATAATGTCATACTCAAGGCCATCCGTATCGAAACATCGCAACGGTAATTGCAAACAGGTTATCCGACGTATTTCCCGGGACTGCAAAACCTCATCAACAAAGGCTTCTGAAAAATCGTAAGTCATTAAGGCTATGTAACATCGCTCAAAAGCAGCCAAACGACGATTCAACTCAACATCGATGCTAGCTAGCGCTCGTTTAGGAAGGCCAGACACATCATAAAGCAGGTCACTTTTTACATCACCATGATACTTCCGAGGAAGAAAAGCATAACGTTCATTCACACGCATCCAATACTCAGAATACACATGCTTACACTCAGAGGAATAGACACAAAAATACTGATAGGCCTCATTTAGCTCATCAAAACAATCACGTATATCTTTAGGAATAAGACGAGAAGCAGTAGGAAATATACGATTCTTGAAGTAAGTAGGCAAAGCGGTAGTCATAGTCATACCCGTATAAGGGTCTTTTACTGAAACAGTAAGCTCCTGAGGATTCTCAATACACCAATCACGCAACTCATCACACTTCTGAGCACCAATACCATCACGACGGCTACACATCCAAAAAGGTTGATTTTTACCGGATGGAACTTTACCATCTTTACGCATATACTTCATAACATATGCAGCACCTCCAGTAAGAAGGGGGAGACACTTGACAAAACCATAAGACCAAGCTTTCTCAATAACTTCCTGTGTCATCACATCATTCAAAAGACGATTATCATCAAGATACGGAAAATTCCAAAGAATACCATGATAATGAGGACGAAACGTTTTCTCCGGAGAACCATATTCAGAAACAATAAAATAGCGGAGCTTATGAGCCACATCAAAACCCATTCGCTCAAGAAGAATACGGAGACGCTTCATAAACAATTGAACATGACGTTTAGAAACACCATCAGAGGGCAAATTCTCATCATTATACGAGGGTGTAATAAAGAGAGGAATCGTAGAAGAACAGGAATTCTCACAATGAACACGAAAACACCACTCTTTTACCTTTTGTTCACGACATATATCACACTTACCACAGGGAACCACATAATACATAGGGAAAAACTCACCAGAAACCGTATCAGCTATCCAATAGTTATTGACCTCAAACAAATCCTTGACACGCGCAGGGGAGAACCTATCATACGGCCATTTCTGAGCCATCTGGTTAATCTCATACCAAGAAAAATTAGTCGTGACACCATTTTCATGAATACAATGTTTAGACAAAACCAAATCACGCAAATAAGGGTTACAAATCACACGAGGGTGAGAACATTTAATAGGCGAAATCATAAAACATTACTTTTTTTTTTACCGATAAACTATAACTTGAAGAGGCAACCCGCAGCGTGACGACTACGTGTCACTTGCTAATAATATACCAAGCTATGTATATACCGCTCGCCGCGGTGGCCAACTCTACGAGTTTGAGGGGAGCAGCACGGCTCCCCTGCAACCTTGAAAAATATTACCAAAACTTATTGTAACGACGACCAGACTTTTTACGACGCTCAACAGACTTAGTACCTGTAAGCTGATCCTTACTATTAAACTTCTGCTCCAAAACAGTCTCAGCCTGCTCAGGGGGAGTCATTCCATTAATAGTCTCTGTCCATCTGTTAACCTCTTGAGATACCGTTGCAGTCAAATCCACAACATCATGAGCCTTCTCCATAGTCTTACGCCATTCAAACATATCAGAGTTCAAATCTAACTCCAAATGCTTAATTTTAGTATCCCAAGCAGCAACATACGCTTCATTCTGGTTTTTAAGGGAAGAAGTATTCAAATTCAAAATACGAGCCGCACGAGTCTCAGCCAAGTCACGGGCTTGCTCATAAGAAAGTTCTGTCCTAGCAGCAAGTTCCTTACATTGAGCTTCAACAAGCTCCGAATCCAAAACACGCTTCAAAATAATAGAACGACGTTCCTCTGTAAGATTAGCGATCTGCTCTTCCATAAGTTTGTTCTCCTGATCAATCTTATCCATTTGCTTCTGCAACAGGGCAGCCTCATAACGAAGCATCCCTATCTGACCATCAGTAAGATTCTTCTGGGAACCTTTCAACTCGATATCTATACCATTCAAACGCAATGTAGAAGAATTAAGAGCATCACGGAAGGCAGCATCAGATTGAAAAATATCCGTATTATATTCCTCCGTATCCGCCTTCTGTTCAGTAAGACGAGTATCGGCATTCAACTTACGAATAGACGCAACCTGAACAGCCTTATCCATGGCCATCTGAACAGCCTGACCATAAGTACTCTGCCCAAGCATTCCCGAAGTATCCACAGCCTCGGCAGGAGAACCGGAAGTCATTTCAGGCGAAGAGGTAGAGACACCTCCCATAGCATTACCTTTAGAATAATACATATGAGGATTAATACCCGCAGAACGCAAACGGGACATAACAGCCGATGGGGTATTATAATCATTATTGCGCTGCCATTGCTCGATATTCCACTTATTTTGCTTCTCTGCCAACATCAAATTGTAACGCCTCTGTGCTTCATTCTCCTTACGCTGCGCCTCAATCTGCCGTGCAATAATCTTTTGCTGCTGCTTAGAAGAACGAATACCGGCAAACAAAGAAGTAGCACCCCCAATTAGGGGGGATGCTACATTACCGAAGATTTCACTAAATTTACCCATAACTACTCACTTTTGGGAGTCATACCATGTGTACGTATATCATTCAAATGAGCCTGCTTCAACTTAGAACGAGATTCCTGTTGCGCCTGCCAAACATCAGCAACATCTACACCACGATCACGTTCAATAGGAACTGTCCAAGAAGGATTAACTTCACCATCAAAAAAAGAACCTTCCGGCATATTCTGCGAAGACACAGGAATACCACGTTCCGTAAGTTTCATCATCTGAGATGGAGTATACGCCAAATTTTGACGCGTACGCAAGAAAAGGCCATCAGCAACACAATGCGAAAGACGACCAGTAGATACAAATTTCTCTTTCATAATTATTCAAGTTTAGGAATACCATACAACGGAACAGGCTCTTTAGCCTGATAATCAAAGTATACTTGACCCATCCAAACATCTTCATTCTCAGCAGTTACCGTGAATATCTCATTAGTCTGAGAAGGATCAACCAAAAGGAAAGATTCAGAAAGCTCCGGGGCAACATCAAACACACGATTTATCAAAAAGTTGCGTAAAGATGTACGCATCTGCCCATGAACTTCATCAACACGAGATATATATTCATACCAAGCACGTTGATAACCGAACACAGTAGACAGATCCTTTCCCGCAGCTTTAGCCTGTATAGGACAAACTTCACGATAAGTAATCGGTTGATAACCTATATGACCAAACTCCGGAAAGAAATAATCAAGGACATTGTCACGCATAAAATACTTCGGAAGCAACTGAGAATAATTCGGAACCGGAACAACAGAAAGGATACCAATAATCCAACCAGGTTCATCACAGTAATGGCGAATAGAATGCTTAGACGTACCAACACAAGACAACTGACCAGCATAAGAACCAAGAGGAGAACCTTCTCCACCTTCTGTAGTCTGAGTCACCATAGTAGGCATGACATCCTGAGTAACACCACCAATAAACTCAGGCATATCAAGTTCATCAAAACGAACATTCACATCATAATGGCCTTTAATGATATCCTTCAAACGATAGCCTTTACGCATATTCGTCTCCAACCAACGCTGCAAAGCATTCACATTACGAAAATCATTAATAGAGATACCAGAAGACGCAAAATCAATCAAAGTACGATACTGTGAAACAGGCATATCTGATGTATTAGCCTTAAATTCCTTCACAGTACCATCTTCATTCAAATCAATCTGGGCAGTAAAAGTCTCACCTGACTCAGAATCCGTAAAAGCAAGAGAAGAAACACCATTGTTGGAGACAATACCAACAAGAGGCGCAATACCTTGTTGAGGAGACTGAACCGCAGTAGTCAAAAAATCTTGCTCCCAATTAGCATAGTGAAGAGAATAAACATGATTATCCACACCTCCGTCAGTAGTGGGAATCCACTTATTATATTCCGGAACACCATCAATCATATAAGGATTGTTACGCTGATCACGATAGAAAGCATTGTAAATACTCTCATACGCACGGAAAGGCAAGGCTGATATATTAATCCCCTTCTGACCTAACTTAGTCCACGGACATTCCTCAAAAGTAATATCACGGACACCAGAAACACCCTGCGTAGATAAAACAGAAGTAGGAGCAATAATAGGAGACCACTGAACACCATCAGTCAATGGAGACGTTTCAGGAATACCTCTCGAATTCAAAAAGAACCCAGTACCTTCACCTTCATACTGAAATGTATCAAAGGTAGAAGCAAAGAGTTCCTTAGTACACAAATAGCCACAATCCAAACGCGTCAATTTGAAAGTATTCAAACCTTCATCATAACTAATACCAGAACAAAGGGAAGCCAAGTCAGCCTTAAACGTATAAGCAACCGAAAACTTACCTTCACTGATACTAGAAACATTCGCATGTGCAGAAGCCAAAACATTAGAAAGTACAGTACCAGAAATAGGAACCCAAGAGAAATTAGTACCAGCTCCATTAGGAGTAATAGGATACATATAAAAACGAACTCGTTTTTCACGAACCGTACCCGAATTCATAATACCAGAAATCTGAAGACAAACAGCAGCTTGACCTACACGAGCAGTAAAAGCGTTGATCAAATCCGCCAAACTACCAATAGTAAAAGCAGGATCATTGTACAATTTAGAATACTGAAACGTAAGAGAATCAACAGAAAGATTCTTCAAAGTAGCCGAGGTTGCATAACCATACGAAAGAAACGCCAAATCATTCGAAAGAGACAAATCCTTGGAGCTAAAATC